GCTTCTACCTGGCTTGTAGCTTGATTAGTATCTTTGCTTAAATCAATTACAGCTTTTTTAGCTTCAGATACTTTTGTATTTGTATTTTTAGAAGGCTTTGATTCTGTTTTTTTCTTACCAGATACTGCTTTAGCAGCCACTTCTGGTAAGCCGCCAGAAGCAGTACTCTTTGTTTTACTAATTACTCTTTCTACTTTTACATCGGTTTTAGATACTAAAACCTTAACTACTTTATTAGTATGCTCTAAAATTACAACCGTGGGAAGATCGTCATCCTCAATAAACTTAAGTTTATCTCTTAAGGAGCTATCTGTTCTTAAAAGATTAACAGCGGCGACGCCCGAGTGCCCGGGGGGGTCTGAAGCAGCAGCCTCGGAAGCTTTCTCGAGCATACGCTGCGCAAGATATGTTCCTATAGTTAAAACTACATTATCTTCTTTACCGCCGTTAGCCATTACCCTTATCCTTCATTATTCCCCGTATGCTTTCTTACGACGTTCTTCTTCTTGTTTTAAATAATCTAAAAGCATCTCAACGTAAATATCTCTCTCAAACGGTATTAAATTTTCTATCTCTGTTATCGAATATTTGTGGTGCTGAGCCATCGCAAATACTAAAGTAAAGTAGTTGCCTAAGCTTGTATGACTCAGCCCAACGTAAAAAAATCCTTCACCGATTCAAGCTTAATCTTTCTATCATTGCCAAGCTTATTAACATAGTTTAACTCATGATAAAGCTTTGGCATAGTTTCAAAAAACTTCTGAATCTTTTCAAACGTCTTATGATCCAGATTATTAATAAACTCTTCTAACTCACCGGGTTCAGTCTCTACTGCCGGATATACTTTCTCTGCATCGAAGATACTATCAATACAGTTAACTACAATTGCATCGAACATATCTTCTACATTCTCTGTATCTGTAAGCTGCGATGTAATACGCACATCTGGATACTTCATCTTAATGCCAACGTCATCTGTAACTCTTATAGTTTGTTCGTGCTCTGGGTCAAACTTAACTTCAACCTCATCTAAGTTAACTTCAAACTCATAAACCTCTTCATCTTCATAGTCTCTAAATTTAAGTTTAACCATATTGTTAACCGACTTAGATCTTAACTTTAAGAAAATATATTCAAGATCAAAAGTAGTTAGTGTGTCAACATCAATACCTTCAATACAGCAATTATTGATAATTTGTTTAAGACCGGTGATCTGATCTAATTCACTACCTTGCTGTGCAAGAAGAAGTATCTTTTCTTCTTTAACGAGAAAGGGTCTAAACTTCTTGTTTTCACCAGTCGAAGGAATAGTTAAATTAAAAACTGGCGACTGAATCTTTGGTAAAGCCATGATATCTCCTAATTAAATAATACCGGACAATCCACCTGAAATAATATTTGCATTGTTCACTAAATTAATAGCATCTCCAATATTTTGAGGCTTCTTAAGGGTGCCTATTGTTTGTGCTATTGTACCAACCTTGATAATTTTCTGTAGTAGTGTTAAGTTTTGAGAAGCACTACCAGTTATAGAAGCAGCACTCATTGTATCTGTCTGCCAATCTCTATAAGAGAATGAAACTGGTATTCTCATAATACTATCATTATCTGCCCATGATAGAGAAATATCACCTAGGAAGACAGGGAAAGCTTCGTTTATAGTATATGTAATAATTTTTTCTGCTGCTTCATTATAAACTATTACTTCAATACGGCATGCATAATCATCTTTGTAACCAACTTCGTAGGGCTCTGCGCCGTTCAAGCCATTAGGTGAATTTTTAGATGAATCGTAGTTAACGATATACTTCATCCAAGTTTGAAATAGTTTGAGAATTTCACCGCGACCGTCTGCTAAGAAACTAGCAGAAATATCAGTAAATACAGCTCCATAAGCATACTTGGCTGTTGGACCAGTACCATATCTATGAATATCGTCAGAAGTAGCTAAAGCGATACCCGGTGCCGTAAAATTCTCCGTATACATCATTAACTCTCTTGTTCGTATACCAAAAGATCTTTCAATACGAGTTGAAAATGCATCAGGAAAATATATACGCACTAAGAATAGGTTCTTTCTTAGGAAACCAGCATTACCTAGAACCTGAGATCTAAATTTACTTACATTAAAGCCTTCACTTGCATTAGGTAGTCTATTGGTGTTTAGACCTATCTTGTTTGCTAAAGAAGTTGTGAATGTATCTAATAGTGACATATTATCTTACTTTCTTAATGCTTTCTGAATAAACTTGAGAGCTTGATTTTTTCTGAAATCTTTCCAAAGGTAAAAATAATGCCATATCCCAGTAAATCGGCTTAACGTATAAAAACTTGGATGCTACATGACTAGCAAGATATCGTTTTAAGCAAGGCTGAAAAAACTTAAGACTTGACATACTCTTAAGTATCTTATAGGACATCTTAAGCTGCGTGGTGCTATCCATCTTATTGTTATTTATTAGCTCATACAGACCATTCATTAACTTTGCTCTGTATGGAAGAGGGAGGTAGTGTAGGTTTATACCAAGAAAGCCATCTGAATAGTATTCAATTGGGAATACTAAAGGGAAAATATCATAGTAAGGTAGCTTGTCTTTAGTCTTAGGGTCATATCTAAACAAATAAAGCTTACCTATAGATTGCATTGTTAACCTAGGAACTAGTTCAAATGGTTCAGGATTCTTAAGAACATTTTCTGGAGAAATATTTGATGTTCTTGCAGCTGCAGCTCTGAACCATTCACGAGAAGCAATGCTATTGTCAGGTGTTATACCCTGCTTGATAGCATTGTCAGCAATCTTTTTAAAGTCTAAAGGCATTATTTAATCCCTAGCTCTTTTTCTGTTAAAACCATAAACTTCCATTTTCTATCCTCGCAGTACTCTCTTGCTGCCTTCCACTTAGCTTGATTAATTGCATAAGTGGCTACCTTCTTTACATATCTTCTAGTTCTTTTTTCTTCAACTATAGGTTCTACAGACTGGGCGTAGGGCTTAATCTCTATAATTGCAACTTCAACAGCACCGTCACTATTTACCTTCTTTACATAGAAGTCAGGAAAGTATCTATGAGGTCTACCATCTAACGGTGAGATGTAAGGTATTATTATTTCTTCACTAGCCCAAGATATCACGCTATTATGCGCATCTAAATACATCATAAACTTTAGTTCCCAGAGACTACGATAAATAATATTACTAGGATCACCTTTATACTTGCCAGGGTTTTTAGGCTTGAAAACACCTTTATAGGACATAGTCTTAGAAGTTAATTAACTACTTTTATTTAGCGAGTAAATATGCCAGAAGGCTTTTATGACCAGTTTAAATCCCCTAGCAGCTTAAGCCCTAATTCTAAGATTAATCTTAGCGTTAACGGCAGTATTAGCGGCGGGGCTAATCCTGTCAAAGATAGCATTGCATCCAAGTTGTCTCTTGGTGGCTTAAGCGCAACGTCACTATCTTCAGTGAGTGGTTCGCTTGATAATTTAGTAGGTAAACTTCGAAGTGAAGTGAGCGGGTTTGCTCAAAAAGGCATTGAACGAATATCACCAAACAAGCTAGTAAATTCAAGAGCAAGTCTAGCAGGAGACGCTTCCACGCATGCGGCAAGCCACGCACCAGAAACTAAAATAAAAGGTTCAAGGTCTACTAACAGTCAAAAAAATTCACTACAATATCCGCTAGATATGAGAAAGTACTATATCAGTTTTGGATTTGGTGAATATTCTAGACCATCGCCATACTTAGAAAGCACATGGAAGCCAGACTTTTATATTTTCCTTCCGATGCCAGCTTCACTAGTCGATGCAACAGCAGTCCAACTTAATACCGAATCTAACCCCGGTATAGTAGGTCAAGTAGTAGAGCAGGTGGCAGGTGCAATAACTGCTATGGGACCTAATGCCAAGCTCGGCGAACAATCAGTAGTAAATACAGGTGCGGGTGCTGCGTATACAGCTGCTGTCGGGGCTATTCCTGATACATTTGGTGGAGCACAAGTTACTGGCACCGTCGGTCAGTTAGTTGGCGGTATACCTAACCCTCACCTAAACGTATTCTTCCAAGGCGTTAATTTAAGAAGTCATAGCTTTGTTTATAAGTTTGCACCAAAAAATGCTAAAGAAAGTGCAACTATAGCTTCGATTATTAAATATTTTAAAGCATCCGCCTTGCCAAATTATAGATTTGGTGCAGCTAATGTTCTTGGATATCCTAAAATTGTACAAATATCGCTAGAACCAAAGTTAAAAAATCAAACAATGTTCTACAAGAAGTGTATGATTTCATCGGTTAATGTAAACTATGCGGCACAAGGCACACCTAGCTTCTTTGCAGGCACTAGCTACCCAACTCATATTGAAATGCAGTTAAACCTTCAAGAAATAGAAATTGTTTCTAGTAGAGATTATGGGGGTAAGGACGGTAATCTTTCCGGGGATATATCTAAATTTGTAGGCGATATTAAATCTAAAATTTCAGATAGCGTTTCAAGCGCAGGTAAGACTCAAAAATGAGATACTTTAGCAATTTTCCAGTTACTAATTACGCAAACAACTTAGTAAAAAATATATTTACTAGAGTTCGCATTTCTGATAATATTACGGACTACTCACACGCTTTTTATCCATACGAAAATAAGGAAAAAGAGCGTATGGATATGATAGCTTATGATTATTATGAAGATCAGTACAATGACTGGATAATTTATTTTACTAATAAAATTATAGATCCATATTATGATTTATATCTGAGTCAGGAAGATTTTGATAACTATATTATTCAAAAGTATGGTTCTATTACTAATGCTCAAACTAAAATACTGGGATATAGAAATAACTGGTACCTGGATGAGCAGACACTTACTTTAAGTGGTTATAATGCCCTTCCAGCAAACTTAAAAAAGTATTGGACCTCTATAGCATCTGAGAATAATATTTCTGTAGGCTATGAAAGATCGCCATCAGATGTAACCTTAACAACGAATAAAATTTTAAGTCTGACAACAACTTTTAATACTGGAAATTCGTTCACTGTTGATGAAAGAGTTACTCTTATGAATGGATCTGCTTCTGTTGCGAACGGTACAGTATCATTTAGTAATAGCTCTATTACAGTTGTAAGACATATAGAGGGAACGTTTAGTAACAATTCTTCTTACTACCTATCAGGTGAAACTAGTAACGCAACTATTAATACAGTTACAACTATTAATAGTAATATCGACGACACAGAAGTAGTATATTATACTTCATATTCTGCATTTGATTATGAAAATGAATTAAATGAATCAAAGAAGAGTATTAAACTTCTAGATAACAGATATGCTGCTACTGTAGAAAGACAATTTAGAAATCTACTTAATCCCTAATGGATAATAAAGCATTTAGTCCTGGTGACGCAAAAATAACGCTCTTTGATATTGTTAGTATGGACGGCTCGCTTAGACAGTCCATGATTAATCAAGTCACAGGGTTTGATATTTACGAAAGCATTATGCTGCCCCTCATGGTGTGTGATGTGCTTGTTCGTGATTCAATTAATCTTTTAGAAAAATTTCCTATTATTGGTGAAGAATTTATAGAGCTCGAAGTTAAAAATCCTGAAACTCAGAATGCTTATTTCTTCAGATTTAAGACTGTAAACGTATCTAATAAAGTCACTAACCCTGATGGCAAGATGATGACGTATATGATACGTTGTATGAGTGAAGAAGTTATAGAAAATAGCAAAAAGAAAATTCAAAAAAGATTTACTCAAAGCCCGTATTCAATAGTTGCGGATATTCTTACTGACGAGCTTAAAACTAAGAAAAAGCTTTTTGTTGATGATACTCCGCTAAGAGGCAATGAAACATTCCTAGTTAATAATATTTCACCACTACAAGTAATTGATATGGTGAGAAAGAGGACTGTATCAACTAAGTATTCTGCGTCAGCATTTAACTTTTTTGAGAATAGGAATGGATTTAATTTCACTACAGTAGATAAAATGTTACTGACGGGGAAAGATAGTATCGGCGATAAGATCTTCTTCTATGATTCACATGTTAACAACAAGCTTGAAAACATCTACGTACGGAACATGCTTGCCTACAAGCAAGTGTCGTTAGCAAACCCAGTTGAGTTAATGCAATCCGGTGGTGTATCTAATCAGACACAATCGATCGATATACGTACTGGTAAGATTGAGACTATTAATTTTAATTTAAAAGACAACTTAACTGCATTCACACAGATAGACAAAGGTAGTACTAGTCAGATTAAAACTAATAGCTTTCTAACTAGGACTACTACAAAGCCCAGTCAGGTTAATGCAGCTCTTCAAAACTTCTTACCTAAGACCACTAAGAATGGTGAGTCCTTTAGAGAAAATAAGGTAGGATTTTTACAATCATTTGTTGGTCAGATTGTTGGCAATATTGTGCAGGTACTCGTATACGGAGATACGACGATCACTGCAGGTAACGTTGTAAAATTAAAGTTCCCAGAGATTAGTGGTACGACCGACAAGAAGTCTGATAGTAGACTTTCATCTGGAAATTATCTGGTGACTAAAGTAAGACATACATTTGTTATTTTAGACAAAGTTCATTATAAGACAGCAATGGAGTGCGTGAAGCCTTCATACGGAGAAAGTGATATATGACAACTCGTGACGTAGGTGGCGAAGGCTTTAAGTGGTTTATTGGTTTTGTCGAAGATATAACCGATAAAGATCAGCTTGGTATGGTTAAGGTGCGCGTTCCTAATCTCCATGGTCAACTTACTACAGAAGACCTGCCATACGCAACTGTAATGACACCGGCGCAGAGTGCAAGCCATCTTGAAGAGGGATTATCACCAAACGGGCTTGTTAAGGGTTCTATGGTCTTTGGATTCTTTATGGACGGTAATGAGACCAATATCCCTGTTATAGTAGGCACAATACCTAAAATTAATAATAATGATGTTTCAAAGCATGATGTCTCTAAGTTAGCTAGAGGAACGAATTCTATTAGAAAGCAACAAGTTGGACCTGAGCCTGGGCCTGCGTATGCTGCAAAATATCCTTTTAATAAAACATTCACAACTAAAAGTGGACACGCAATTGAAATAGATGATACTCCAGGACAGGAGAGAATTCATGTATTTCATAAATCCGGCACATACACAGAAATAGATAAAACCGGGCGTAAAGTTGATAAGGTAGCTGATAGTAGCTATGAAATAATAGTTAAAGATCAGACAGTTTATGTTGGCGGTAATGTAAAGGTTATTGTAAAGGGTAATGTAGATATAAAGGTGGACGGAACTTACACAGTTACATCTAGCGGAAATATGAAGTTTAAAGCACCTAGAGTAGACATTAACTAATGATAGTTATTACACCTGCTACTATTTCAAATGCTTTTCTACTTAATACACAGATAAACGATGTGTTTACAGGTACTATTACTCCTTACAACCCAGCACTACCTGAAACTGTTATTAGTATGGTGATTACTGCAGATGCTTATGATGAAAGCATAGTTATTGCAGATGGTACTAATTCTTGTAGTATAAGCGGTAAGTATACTAACTTAATTAAAGATTTAGAGTTTGTGTATATTACTAAAGAAAAAAGTAATTTGCTAGAAGATCCAGTATCAGTTAGCAATATCGATAAAATACCTGATGGTAAGCAAGTGTTTGAGTATCATAGCCCTGCCCTTTCAAAAATAGTAAATTATACAATCACGGCTACAACCTCCCTAAATAATAAACTAACAAAAACATATACTCGCACTGTATACAATACGTGGGATAATGGTAAGAATCAGCTGATGTATCTTAAAGAACAAGGAAAGGTATAATGCCAGCAGTAGCTAGATTAGGTGATACTTGTACAGGTCACGGCTGCTGGCCTCCAAGAGCTTCTAGTGCTGGAAGTTCAGATGTTTTTGTTAATGGTAAGCCAGCTCATAGGGTTGGCGACGGTTGGAGCTCGCACTGCTGCCCTGATAATGGATGTCATAGCTCTACTTTAGCAGCCGGTAGCGGCTCGGTTTTTGTTAATGGTGTTGCACTAGGTAGAGTTGGAGATAGCGTTGCTTGCGGCTCCGCAGTTGCATCTGGGTCAGGTAACGTCTTTGCTGGATAACTTAATAGGTAAGATATGGCTATTACATTAGCGGATAAGTTTACTACTAAACTAAAAAAAGAAGATTTGTATAGTGACTTCTATACAAATCTAAACGCTCATCCAGACACAAAACAGCTAGTCGTTAATAGAAACGAAGATGCTATTATTCGCTCTATACGTAACCTTATTCTTACGGATAAATATGAAAGACCGTTTCAACCAGATGTTGGTAGTAGAGTAAAGAGTTCGTTGTTTGAGAACATTTCACCTCAAGCAACTTTAACGTTAGAAGAAGAAATAAAATCGCTTATAATCAGTCACGAGCCTAGAGCTCGCCTTCTGGACGTTGTTGCAACCCCTATCGAAGATGAAAATGCATATATTATTTCGATTCAGTTTTATACTGTTAATGTGGAATCTCCAACAACATTCAGAGTAATTTTAGAGAGAGTTCAATAAATGGCCGCCGGTAATATTAATCTTCTAAATCTAGACTTTGATACAATCAAAGAGTCATTCAAGGCCTATTTAAAGAATCAAGACACCTTCAAAGACTATGATTTTGAAGGTAGCAATATGAGTGTGCTACTAGACCTTCTAGCATATAACACATATCTAAACTCCTTCTATACAAACATGGTCGCCAGTGAAATGTTCCTTGATACTGCGCAGCTAAGAGATAGTCTTATTTCACACGCGAAAGAGCTTAACTACCTGCCACGCTCGTTTAAGTCTTCTGAAGCAGTTATTAATATATCGGTGAATGCCGGAAATCTAACAATCACGTCTTTAACTATGCCTAAAGGTACAACCTTTACAACTAAGGTTGATAATAAGACATTTTCATTTGCTACAGATAGTAATATAGTTTTATTTGGTTCCGGTGGTGTGTTCAGTGCTAATAATGTTAGCATTTATGAAGGTGAATATATAACAGAATCATTTGTAGTGGATGAAAGTACAACAACACAGAGATTCGTTATCAGCAATGGCACAGTTGATACTTCAACAATTATTGTTACGGTAATAGAGGATAACGGTGCTACATCACTTACATACTCATATGCATCCTCGCTATTTAACCTTAACGACCAATCACAAGTGTTCTTTCTACAGCCCGCTGAAAATGAAAAATATGAAATTATTTTCGGGGATAATGTAACTGGTAGAAAACCTAAGAATGGGGCTACTATTGTTGTAGAGTATAGAGATTCAAGCGGGGAATTACCTAACGGGGCTTATAAATTTACTTCTGATGGTCCAGTCGATGGGTATAGCGACGTAACAGTTACTACAGTCACGAAAGCTATTGGAGGGTCGGTAAGTGAGTCTCTTGAGTCAATCAGATTTAATGCACCAAGACATTTCTCTACACAAGAGCGTGCTATTACACCTTCTGACTACGAGACGCTTTTAAAAACTAATTATCCAGAGATTCAAGCAGTGTCTGCTTATGGTGGTGAGCAAGCTGATCCTCCTCAATACGGTAGAGTATTCGTTTCAATCGATATTAAAAACGTTGATGGTATACCGCAAAGTAAAGTTGTTGAATATACAAACTTCCTTACCAGACGAGCACCGGTATCGATAGAGCCTGTATTCGTATCGCCAGATCCGCTCAACCTATACATTGAATCGTTAGTAAGATACGATACTGCTCTTACCGATCTTTCTCCAAACGATATTACTACTATTGTTATCTCTGCTATTAACTCATTTAATAGTAACTCGCTTTCTGACTTTAAGAAAACATTCAGATTTAGTAGATTAGTAAATGCAATAGATACAGCGCACCCGAGCATTGTAAGTAATGAAACTAGAGTCAAGGCTATTAGAAAAATTCAGCCTGTTATTAATGAATTAAAAAACTATACTATAAACTTCGATCAAGCTTTGTTTGTCACTAATGATACTGTTGAGCCTACCGTTTCATCATCAGTATTCTTTTACAACAGCTCAAGAACAATTATAGTTGATGATGGTGCTGGAACTATTAAAATAGTAGGTGCAAGTGATCCATCTAGAACTTCAATTACGGATATAGGTACTGTTGATTACGGTACTGGTAGAATTACTTTGCAAAATTTTAGAGTAACAGATTATCTAGGAACAGCAATTAAGATATATGCTAGAATAAACTCTGACGATATTTTCTCTATTAAAAACAGCATCATAACTATATCGGAAGAAGATCTTGCTATTTCTTCTATAGCTTCAAAGAATACACCTGATAATGGTACATCTACTAGCACCGGCACCTCAGCATGAAAGAAATTGAAAAAAGTATTAAGCAGCTTGTAAAATCTCAATTCCCTTCTTTTTATAGAGATGAAGGAAAGAATTTTATAGCTTTTGTTTCTGCCTATTATGAGTGGTTAGAAACGCTCGTTATGGTGCTTAATCTAGATAATGCTACCGGGTTTGATGTGGGCAACACAGTCACCCAATATAATTCGGAAGGTGAAGCGTCCGGTGAAATTATCTATAAAAGTGGCAATACAGTTTATGTTGTTAACAATAGTGATGTAATTTTCAGATGCAGGCTTTATTGTGATGAGATAAAGCCTATTGAGAGCTCTTCAGGTAGTGTAACATATATTAATACTACTAGCTCTCCAAATTCACTTTATCACAGCCGCAATCTATTAAATTATAAAGATATCGATACTACTATAGCAAAGTTTATAGTACATTTCAAAGAGAAATATCTTAATAATATTCAGTTTACAACCTCTTCGAACAAGAAGCTTCTTCTTAAGAAAGCACAAGATTTATACCGTTCGAAAGGTACGCCACGAGCTGTAGAATTATTTTTTAGATTAGTTTACGGTGACCAAGCTGAAATCTACGTACCTGGTCAAGATATACTTCGACCGTCTGATGGCCAATGGGTGAAGCCAGTTTATATCGAAGTATCACGTGAAGATATTAATATTAATTTTGTTGGTAAACAAATAACTGGTATTACATCAGGCGCAACAGCGTTCGTTGATAGACTTATTAGAAGAAGAGTAAAGTCAAAGTATGTAGATATTTTTTATCTTTCTAACATAACTAAGAGCTTTACTACTGGCGAATTCATTACGTACGCAGATAGCTCACATAGTCAATCAGACCTTGACGTTACTAACTACCCTACAGTAGTAGGATCTCTAACATCTCTTACCGTTCTCTCTTCAGGTACTGGTTATAAGGTTGGAGATATTGTTGATGTCTATTCAAGTTTTGGACAACAAGGTCAAGCAAGAGTAGGTGCAGTAAAAAATATTGCAGGTGTTGTCGACTTTGCACTTCAAGACGGCGGTTTTGGATTTTCAACAAACTCTACAGTATATGTCTCTGAAAAGATTCTTTCTCTAAGCAATGTCACGGTAACAAACACATCCCTTTCGAGACCCTTCCTACCTTTTGAGCAGGTCACACAACAGGTAGCAAATATCGCTGTACAAGGGGTACTACTACTTACTCTTCAGAGTAACACAGGTGCATTTACAACAAATGAAAATGTCTACCAGGCTGTTTCTGGTGCTAACGTTTTCATAGGAAAAGTGCATGCTAGTAATTCCACAACATTAACCATTAAATATCCTAACACAGGTACCTTTAGTACTGCTCTATCACTAACTGGTGCAACATCTGGTAGTCTTGCAACTATTTCTGCTGCAGCAGTTGATTCTTCTGCACCGGTTGGTAGTAACGTAACAAGTTATTATTCTAACGGCGTAGTAGCCGGTAGAGGTGTAGTAGATACATTTTATACTAATTCAACACCTTATGCCTATGTTATAAGAGTAGTACCAACTTCAGGCAATCTCTATGATTCTTCTAACACGAATTATTCAAACTTCCTTTTCGTAGGTAGTACTTCAGCACCTAACACCTATAGATACACAACAAATTCATACTCTAATGTTTCAGCTACTGCTATTGTTACTGGTGTAAGTAATACTGTAGTGCTTTATACAACAGATCTCTCAGGTGCTCTTCGCCAGTTTGAGACTGTAACACAGGGTACAACAGCAAATGGGGTTGTTACGTTAATAACTAACGATGGTTCTAATGCATATATTACTGTTTCTAATACTAATGGAATATTTGCGACAAGTACTAGAATTACAGGTAGTTCATCAGGCTCATCTGCTAACGTAAGAGCATTTTCAACTACCATAGGTGTGCACAGTGTAAACAATAAATTTACTAATACAAACCTTCAGACTGTAACCGGTGCCTATTCTACAACCGGTAAGTTAACTATTATTAGTCAAGGCTCAGGTGCAGACTTTAATATTGGCAGCCTGGACAATGAAGAACAAATTAGTTTAGGTACTGACTTTTTAAGTCAAAATAATACATCAAATGTACCTTACACCAGTGTAAGACTTAATGCTACTGCATATGGATTTCCAAAATTCCCGACTGGTAATGTAAGCTCAGGTCTTCTTGATTGCCTAACCTTCTTTGTAGGTAATTTGGGATCTGTTGCTAGTCTTACAAATATTAACCCAGGTTCTAACTATGATCTTGATCCGTTCGTTCTTGTATATGAGCCTGCAAGTATTGGGTTTAACAAAGTTGATGTAAGAATATCATATACTCAAACATCAACCGCAAGCTTTGCTAATGGTGAAATTATAACTCAGGAGCAACCAGTTGCCAATAGCACATCTCTAACAGTCGGGGCTGCATCCGCAGGCTTTACACCTGGTCTTTATGTGTATCAATCTAATGGTTCGGTAACTACAGCAACAGGCTATATTCAATCAGTTAATATAACTGCAAATGCCGGCACAATTGTAGTAAGAAACGTTAGCGGTACATTTAACAGTACAGCAGGCTTTTTTCAAAAGGTTCGCGCTCAAGCTAACTCAACCCTTCTAGCTAATGCTAATATCACAGGTACTGCACCTCTTACAACAGGTTTATTTTGTAAAGGTCAAATAAGAACAGTTAACTCTACATCAATGGATGTTAAGTATCTTACTATTCAATCTTCATTCGGTATTGGTAATCCTATTGTTGGCCAATCAACAGCTGCAACCGGCACTATAAACGCAGTTGCTCCTATAACAAGCTCATTACCTGCAGGACTAAACGCTCAAATATTTGCTAACGTTATTACATCATCTGGTGCTGTTACCGAATTACTAGTTACCGATTCTGGATTTGGCTACGTGGATGGAGAAGTTATTGAATATAGCAGTAATGCAGAATCTAAAACTACAGGACTGGCCTCATCAAAACTAGGGCTTGGGGGAACAGGTTCTGGATACTATGAATCAACAAGAGGGTTTTTATCATCAGATAAGTATCTACTAGATAGCGACTACTATCAAGAATTTTCTTACGAAATTCTTTCTAGATTACCTTTTAGCACATATGAGAAAATATTTAAGGAAGTAATGCATATTGCTGGTACTAAATTATTTGGATCTGTTGTGCTAGCGTCTAATTCTAGTGTAAATATAACACCGCTATGAACACGTCTACAACAGTATATACATCTAATATCACAACATCCAATACAACTGGTCAGTTCAGTAATGGTGAGCTTGTTTTTCAATCAAATGGCACCGCTAATGTTTTTACAGGTATAGTTCTTGACCCTCATTCAACAATACTAACTGTAAATTCTCAGGCCAATGTCTTATATCTTACAAATACAACTATATACCAACAAAATAGTACAGCAAATATAGCATCCGGTACAGTAACCGGTGTCTCAGTAAATAGTACTTCTAATACTATTAGTATCTATATTTCAAATACCGTTGGATCATTTTCTAATACTGCTAATATTGTAGGCACTACTACTTCTAATGTTGTTGTTTCAAGCTCACTTCAAAAAGTTTTACTTAGTAGTGTTATAAAGCCGTATTCTGCAACAGGTTCATTTATTATAGGTGAAAGTATTACCAGCAATGGGATGACAGGTACTATAGTAGAAGCCGTTGAGTCAACAGCGTTTATTAACGTCACGTCAGGTACAATTTCTACTAATACTCTTATAACAGGTGCAACTAGCGGAGCCAGTGCTACTGTTGCTAATGTCACACAGATTCTTCCATCAAATAGTGATTATATTTACCAATATACAAAAACGCTTTCTATTAATAAACCTTCAGGAACCTTTACTGCAGGTGAAACGGTTTATCAGAAAAAAGCTACTGCAAACACCTCTAATACGCTACTTTTTTCAAATACCTCTTATGCAAGAGTTGTAAGTGCAAATACTACAAAAATAGTAATAGACAATGAAATAGGCGGTATCATAACTAATCAAATAGTTTACGGTGCATCAAGCAATGCATCAGCTAAAGTATTACAAATAAAGAATAATACAACAGCTAAAGGTCTAATAGTTTCAAATGCATCATCAAATTTAATAGTATCTAATGTAACTGGTAGCTTTGTTTCAGGTAGACATGTATATAATAATAACAACTATCTTGCAAATATAGCTTCTATTACGCTTACTAGTAACACAATACCGGCCTCTAACGTTTTAACAGCTATAAATAATATTACTATAAAAAAAGTCTCCGGAACACCTAACACATCATTGCAGCTTAAAGGTAATACTAGCTCAACTAATTGTACAATTGTATCATCAACCCAGGAACGGTATTAATTAATGAGTAACAGAATTTTTACAAACAACTTTAGAAGTTTTAATGCTTCACAGATTATCGAGTCTGTTAACGAATCAAGCAATACTACTTACTATTTGTTTTTTGGAAATCACGTACCGTACACTGGCGGAGATTCCAACACCCCTACTCCTAATAACAGTACAAGAGATGTAATTACATACTCTTACTCAAACATGATTGCGGGTAAGAGATTAACCAATTCAGACCTTTCCCATATGGTAAAGCGATATGATTGGGCTGCGGGTACGGTTTATGACCAGTATGACGATATCGCAGGCAATATTGACGATTTAAAGTATTATGTTGTTACTACTACTGGTGCTAACTATTACGTCTTTAAGTGTCTGTTTAATAATAGCGGCTCTGCATCAACAATACAGCCTAACTTTAATGACACCTCAGCACAAGATAATTTCTTTATTACTAGTGACGGATACCATTGGAAATTTTTATATTCTGTAGAAAAATCTGTATTTGAGAAATTTGCTACTAAGGATTACATGCCAGTATACGTTGATAGTAATGTTTCGGGCAACGCCGTATCAGGAAGTATCGATACAATATTAGTGCTTTCTGGCGGGCAGTATTACAATAATTATTACTCAGGCAGATTTAATAATGATGGTATTAGAGTAGGTGGCGACCCTAAAAAGTATAATATCGGTAATGATGCATCTTCCTTAAATAACTATTATTATAATAGCCTAATCTATATTACAGGTGGTACAGGTCAAGGACAGTATAAAAGAATAGTAGGATACGATGTACTTTCTACTACCAAGCAGATAACGGTCGATACAGCATTTAGTATACCGCTAGATGCAACATCAAGATACGAAATTACCCCTTATGTTTCTGTTTCAGGTAATGGTACTGAAACTAATACAGTATTTGCCCGTGCTTTAGTTAATTCTCTTTCTACAAATTCAATATACTCTGTTGAAATACTTAGTTCAGGTAAGGGATATCTTAATGCAAACGCTATAATTAGCGTATCGCCTGCTATTTCTATATCAAATACAGCTACTTTAAGAGTAATTCTACCACCATATGGTGGTCATGGATTTAACCCTATAAAGGAATTAAACTCTAGAGTTCTAGGAATTTCTGCTACATTTTCTAATTCTGAAAGTAATACAATTACTATTAAGAATGACTATAGAACAGTTGGCCTGCTAAAAGATCCACTATTTGCAAATGTTGTGCTAACTCTTAGAAAAGAAGATTCTACTCTAGGTGCTGATGGTAATTTTATTGATAATGAAGGGGTCTTACAATATAGACCATATAAGCTAGCAGGAACAGTCGACGCAGGCAATAGTAAAACTGCAAACGGAACAAATACTAAGTTTGTGGATAGCTTTAATGTAGGTGATAGAATTTTAATTAAGTCATCCACTTCAAATTTTGTAGCAAATGTCACGCTTGTAGCAAATGATACCAGCATATCATTTGACGCTAACTGCCCGTTTACCAACACTGTTTCAGACATTTATAAGATAACGGTATCTGCAACGGCTAATGTTTCTTCTTATTCAGCCGGTTCACTTCAACTCACAAATGTGAGCGGTGTGCTGACTAACTACTCTAAAATTATAGGTCTTAGATCGTACGCTACAGCAAACATTACTTCCTACGTCATAAATAATGAAACAAAGAATTTTAACACATTTAATCAATTAGATAAATTTTATTATGATTCAGTAACCGGTACATTTGCTGAAGATGAAACTATTACACAAGCATCAAATCTTATTGGACTAGTGCAAGATTCGACTGCTAAGTATCATTCAATAGACACAAGTAATAAGATTCTTTTCGTAACAAACAGGTTTGGTATTTTTAATGCTAACAGTGCAACAGGGAACTCATCAGGTGCAAAGGTAGATATCTCTACTGTAATACCAGGTGATATAGTTCCTGGTTCAGGTGAAATTCTTTACCTTGAGTATACTGACCCCATCACTCGTTCAGCAACATCTTCTGAGAAAATTAAGCTACTAGCGGAGTATTAAGGCAATGCCAATTCAAACAAATCTTTCACCTTCACCGTATTTTGATGATTATAGCGACGATAAGAATTTTCATAGAATTCTTTTCAAGCCGGGTGTTGCTGTACAGGTTAGAGAGCTTAATCAGCTACAAAGAATTCTACAGACACAGGTCGAGAGATTTGGGGATAATATCTTCAAGAGAGGTACTATTATTGACGGATGTAATTTTACATTTCTCAATAAGCTAACATACGCAAAACTAAAAGATAACGACACAAAGGGTGCCCCTATTAGTGTCAGCACCTTTAAAAATTATTACGCTAAAGACCCATCCAGTAATCTCACAGGTGTAATTGTTGCTACAGCAAACGGTTATGAATCAACCGCACCTGACTTAAACACTATTTTTGTAAGATTTATTAATAGCGGTACTAGTTTTAATCTTACTAAATTTTCTAAAAATACCATACTTAACATATACAATGCTAATAACGTAGTAGAGAAAATAGCTGTAAATGAAGGCGGAAGCTCATTTAGTAATGATGATCCGGTAGTTATTTTGAGTGCTATAGCGGTAGTAAATTCTACTGGTGGTAAGGATTTTAATTCGAATACATGGGTAATTAACTCCGCTATTAAGCAGGGTGATGCACGCGCCGAAGTTTTGGAAGTAAATACAACAGCTAATAGTATTGCTACAATACTTAAAGTAAGACCGCTCGAGTCAATACTTACTAACGCACAATCAAACTCAGCGCAATGGAAGTTTTCTATTGGAGATTATATTTCTCCTAATAACTACGGTGCGACTACAGCTAACTCCTCAGCTACGGCCGTAGTAACAGAAATTATTGGAACTGGTGCTACCGCTGGTCTTATCACAGACGCATCAGGTAAAATCATAACAATCACTGCTACTAACGGTGGCAGAGGATATTATGTTCCACCGTACGTGAGTGTATTCTCAAATACCGGTTCGGTAGGTTCTTTAAACCTAATTTCAAATACAATTCTATCTCAAGTTACAGTTCAGAACGATGATACTGCAACAGGTAATTCTTATGGGGTTGCGGTTAGTAACGGTGTAATCTATCAAAAAGGACACTTTATCAGAGTGTCAGAGCAGCTTACAATTGTTGAAAAATATGCTACTACTGGTACACCTGATGATAAGGTTGTAGGTTTTGATACAGTTGAATCATTTATCGACTACAATGAAGATACATCTCTATTAGACAATGCATCAGGCTCATTAAATTATACAGCACCGGGTGCAGATAGATTACAATTAACCCCAGCATTAACAGTGCTAACTACAGAAGTTGCTGCAAGTAATACGGATTTTCTACCTCTTATTGAATTTAATAATGGTCAGCCTTTCCGTCAGCAAAGACAGACACAGTATAATAAAATACAAGATCAAATCAATACAAGAACATTTGAGCAGTCAGGTAATTTCGTAACTGATGCGTTTCAATCTGTAACGACTTCCCCAACTACAACCAGTGAATCAAATACCTTTAATGTAGTAATTGACACTGGTACCGCCTATATTAAAGGTGCAAGAGTTGACACACAAACATCCTTTATTGCTACTGTTAATAAAGGTACTACAAATGTTGCTTATTCAAATGTAACCGTAGATGTTAATTACGGAAATTATTTCTTAATAAAAGAAACCGGCGGGTACTTCCAGTTTAATACCGGGGACGTTGTAGACCTCTACGATACTGCGCAGACCTATCTCAGCAATACAGAAGTAACTGGTACTACTCTTTCACCTACCGGTACAAAGATTGGCACTGCTAGAATGAAGTCCTTAGTATTTGATAGGGGTGCACCTGGTACTGATTCGGCCGTATACCGACTTTATGTGTTCAACGTAGTTATGAACGCGAATAAAAATATTCGTGACATAAAATCTGTCTACTATAACGGTGCAACCTATAAAGGCTACGGCGACATTCTACAAGATTATGATCCTGCCTCTGGTAGTTATATTACTAACCTTAATAGACCGGATCTTGATACTAGTATTTTTAATTCCGGGTTTCAGGCACTTTCTAACCTGAATAGCATTTCTTATCGTTATAGATCGTCCAATACGTCTTCAACAATTGCTACTAATGGTAACGTTTCAATTACTATTGCAACCGGCTCACAAATCTACTCAGGTGAACTAAGCGCATCAGAAATGCAAGATTTAGTAGTAATACCGCTAGCGAATGCTGAGACTGCTAACGTTTCTACTGCTAATGTTATTAACACAAATAATATAATTTCATTATCAAACGCAGTTTTCTTTGCTGCTCTCAAGCCCGGCGACTACTTAAGAATTTTTGATACATCGGGTAGCAAAATAAGACGTATAGTTGATTACAGCTCTGTTGCAGCTAACGGCACCGCAAATACAACCTCGGTTTCACTTGACAAGGTAGTAAATCTATCATCGTCTAATACGGGTGCTAATATCGCATTTATTTGCCCGCGTTATGTGCCTGTGCAGCTGAGCACAAGAACAAACAGATCAGCTAACATCTCCGGCTCGATAATTAGAGTTTATCTTAACCCACCTGCAAACTTTACGTCTGCAACAAACGTTTCTGTTACATACAACGCAAAGCGAACAGGTCTTACTCCTACCGCCAAAACAACAAGCAGAAATACACTTGTTAAGCTAAATCTTTCTACACATGCAAGTGGAATAAGCGGACCCTGGCCTCTCGGCGTAAATGATATTTTCAGACTAAGAAATGTCTACAAAGCATCCTCATCTTCAGTTAATACAAACTCTACTAATGTTACCAATGAATTTTTCATTGATCATAATCAAAATGAAAACTTCTATGATGTAGGTTATTTGTATAAAAAAGCTTCTTCTACTTTAACATTAACCACATCAGATTATCTCTTAGTACAGTTTGACTGCTTTGTGAAGTCAGGGGATGGAATATATTCTGTTGATAGTTATACCCGTCAAGACACAGCTGGTTCGGGCTCTACAACAACCCTAGCAGCGCTTACGACATCGGCTTCAAACGTTCATACATTAGAAATACCTGAGATGTATGATTCGAAAGGTAATTATTTTGACCTTATTGAAACCATTGACTTTAGACTTAATGCTAATAATACAGCTAATCTTGTTTATACCTACAATGATGCTAACATTACTACAAACCCTACGCAACCATCTGGTACTGGATTACTAAATACTACAACTGAAAAATATTTCCCACTCCCTGTTAGCGATCTAGCATTTAATACAACAAGATATACAGGTAGAACTGATAATATAGTTTTAAATTCAAACGGTAATTTTGTAATTAATGCAGGTACTCCTGAAGCACTTAATAATAGATTTACACCTCCGTCTGATTCTATCTTAATAAACACTATATCAATTCCTCCTTATCCTTCTATTCCTAGCGTATTAACTGCAAACACTCTAGAAATTATTGATAAGAAGATTTCTAACGTGAAGCTTCTAAACGTTAGACAAGAAAAGTATAAGATTAAAGCTGCTATTACTAACGAAAATATTCAGTATTCACAGCCTACTGTTTATACCATGACTGATATTGGATCTATCGATAGAAGACTAAAGAATATTGAATATCGAGTTGACCTTAAAGAATTAGAAGATAATGTAAAAGACAAAGCAATAAAGAGCTCGGCCAATACCTCTTTAAGCAGATTTAAGTTTGGTTTTTTTGTTGATAACTTTACGTCTACCGATTATAGTGATCTATCTGATCCAGAATATTCAGCACTTAATTTTAATGGTAGAGTTACTGTATCTAGAAAACAAAGAAATATCAAGCACAAATACTATACTAATGATGCAACTACAAAGTCGTTAGTATATGGTAAGTACGCTACCCTACCATATGAGGAGTATGCAGTTGTTAGGCAGTCTTCAGCTACTACTCCTCCAGCCCCGGTTACCGCAACTACTACCGCCACTACTACTACTACTACTGTCACACAGCAAATAGTATATATTGAAGAGGTAAGAAATAACGGACCTACAATATATGATCAGTATGTTACTTTTAGTAGTACAGCTGGCCCGGCTGTAATGTATTTTGGTGCATATGGTGAAGATAGAATGGAAATCTATCAATCAACTACACAATTCTTTACAATACCTAACAATAATAACTCAGGGTCTTCCACTGCGATTCCATCTGGTGCAAGACTGGTAACTACTTCTGAAAATGCTCAAGCTCTTACTCAATCTGAAAGAAATAGATATGCTTCAATTAACGCACTTCAAAATACTATTGCAAGTGTAAGAGGAAAATGGCTTGACGGTACTAGAAAAAACCCTGCTTGGAGATCAAGAGGTGGGAATTCTAAGTTCTGGATGATTAATACTGGTCAGATAACTTGGACACATGATCCAACATACGGTAAGTATTATTTAATAAGAGTAAGAAGAGGCACACCATTTCATGAATATAGGCTAGAGTATCCCGTTGATGCTACGGTAAATCTAACTAATCAGACGGGTACAGGAATAAAGGCAGCATACAATGGTAAGGTTAAATCTCTAAACCCGGGTAAGCTTAACTGTTATGTAAGAACTGATAATCTTTGGTATCCATATGTATACTGGAGCCCGTGGTACTATAGCAACTATAATTATGGATACTACGGTAATTCTAATTATGTCGGAAATACCAACAGAGGGCTTAATATTGCTAATTCGAGGGGTAACGCAACTCTCACTGGCAACCTTTCGCCCGCGGCAAAAGCAGCTATTGATACAGTAGTTGCTGGGGAGATTCGTGGTCTTAAGCCAAATACACTTCATGACTTTTACTTCGGTAACGACATACTAAATAGTCAGGTAACTAATATCGAAGGACCTAACAAGGGCGTATACGGTACAAACACCGTACAGGGCGGTAAATTACTTTCAGACGATTATGGTATTATAAAATTTAGATGGTATTATAGTGACGGCTTGCCAGATACTGTCGGAAGAAGTGCTCTAGTTGAAAAACAAAGACTCGGTCAATATAAGGACGTTAAGAAAGTAGTTGAGATAAAGAGTTTTGATGAAATTTCCTTTGTTAACTGGACCATGCTAGTTGATTATACCGCTTACTCACCATATTATTTCGGTTGGTATTGGGGATGGAATTTGAAGACTTGGAGATACTATCACGTTTAAGTCTATTGCTGCAATAATATCATCACTTTTTAGAGTAAGTAAATATGCAATTTAATTATATTCAGTCATTCAGAGTTGATTCGACTAAAGTAGGCAAGGCACCATACGTGCATCTTACAAGTGTAGAGCTTTTCTTTAAAGAAAAACCTCAAAGCGTGAACAATACTTCAGGTATCAAAAACCCTGGTATAACTATTAACCTTTGCCCGTTCAAAGATGATACTCCAAAGTATGACTCAGTCATACAAAACGAATATGCTTCCGCCGATTGGTCGCAGGTATCAGCCCTTTCAGATGCTTCTACGTCAACTAAATTTCATTTCAATACACCTATTATATTAGAAACAGACAAGTATTTTGGTATTGTTATAAGATTTGAAGATGATGATTACAAACTGTGGGCTGCCGTTCAGGATGAATTTATTCTAGGTTCTACTGCAAAGTATAGTGGTACAAGTAATGACGGTGATGGTAAGCTTTATATTAGCTCAAATGACAATGCTCTTGGGGTACGACCTCTTGCAGATAGAGACCTTAAATTTAATATTAATATTAAAAAGTTCACTTCAAATACAGCATTACTCGTATTGACGAATGATGACTATGAGTTTTTCTCTGTAGATACAATGTCAAACATTCCAAAATTTAAAGGCGGGGAAACAATTTTTCAGCCTTTTGGTAATTCTAGTTCTAATACTTTTTTTTCAGGTCAGGGTACCGCGACAGTAACACTTGGTAGCTATCAAATTACCGGTACAAGCACAGCATTTCTTTCTGACTATAATATTGATGATAATATATTAATTACATCAAGCGACTATTCAAACCAACAAGTAGCAAAAATTACTACTGTAACAGATGATAGTAAAATAGTAGTTGACGAGTCGCTTAATTTTACAGCATCAGGTTGTTATCATAAAAAAATTCCTGCGGCTAAGATTTTTGAAGCAAACTATGTTAACAATGAAATTATTTGTAACCAGTCTACAGCGGCTAATTCAACTTTTAGATTTTATACTAATTCAGTATACTACTTTACTAATTCAACCGGTGGTGCTGTGTTCGGAGGCTCCGGTTATTCAAATAATGATGTTGTAAGAGTTTCCAATACCGCTGCAGGAGGTATTAACTGTATTGCAAATGTTAATACTAATACCTCTGGTGGTATTACATCTCTTAGAATTATTATTCCCGGTTCAGGATTTAACGGTAGTTCAAATGCTGTTGTAGCTGTACTACAATCTGACCTAGTTACTCTTTCTTCTGGCTCAGGTGCTTCTATTAAGATTGTTCAAGGTGCACCTCTTAAGGGTGAAACATCGCTAGCAACTGCTTCACTTACAAGTATTAATAATTATGAAGTAAGTGTTGTTGATCCAGATATTAAACTAAGCAACTCGTCAACTTCATACGGTCAGAGTAATATTGCATTCAGCAACTCATCATACTCTATTCAAACCCCTACGGTATCTAAGTTTAATGATCCGGTAGATCTAGATGCATATAGAGCATATGTTGCGTCAAGATCAAACGAGGTTAAGAATTCTACTAATCTCTATAATACCGATAAGTCAAATTACGTTACGGTCTCTATAGGTGTTAATGCAGATCCTACAGCTACACCTTTATTCCATGCTCCTCTATTAAATGAAGACGATATGGATGTGTTCTGCTTTACTAATTCAGTAAGCCCTACAAATTCAAATCTTGATTCTGAAGTTGGTGTTACCGGTAATACACTTGCTAAGCACATAACCAAAAGAATTACATTTGCTAATAATAGTTTTGCGGAAGACATTAGAGTATACATTAATGCATATAAGCCAGCTGGTACCGATCTTAAGGTATACGCCAGAATTCATAATTCGAATGATATAGAAGCGTTTGATGATAAAAACTGGAGCTTACTAGAAGCAAAAGATAATGCATCGAGAGTTAGCGCTCAAGGCAATAAAGGTGATATTATTGAGTATACCTATGGTTTCTACTCGTGGCCGACAGTAAACAACACCATCACTACAGGTACTATTACAGGTACCTTGAATAGCAATACACTTGCTACATCAGTAGACCTTTCATCTAGTATTGCTGCTAATGATTTAATCCGCATCTATAATCCGCTCTTTAGCAATACTAACTATATGGTCGTACCAGTTACTGCTGTCTCGTCATCTACTATTTCTCTAGCAAGACCTATTTCAAATACAGGCATTGCTACTTCAACTGGTAGTACTGTAGGTGTCGACAAGCTTAAGTTTAAGCAAATGGCTTTCAACAATATTCAAAATAGCAACGTGGTAAGATACTACACCTCATCGCTGGTAGAAGTTGATACGTATAATACAATGAGTATTAAGATTGTTATGCTAGCAGATCAGCCTAACATCGTACCGGAAGTAGATGATATTAGAGTGATAGGAGTTTCAGCTTGAGCAATTACGCTAAAACTAATTCTGCTGATTATGTAGTAGATCTTAATACAAAAGCTGTTATAAATATAAACAATACGGAATATGAACGCATTCTTCACGAACGCGAACAAGCAAAAGCCTTTGCAGAGATGAGACAAGATATAGCGTTTCTAAAGGCGGAGCTAGAAACTTTAAAACAAACTGTTATGGGTAATAGTAAATGACGAAGAGTCTTGCAAACGTCGAAGTAGCAACAGATAGCTTTAGTTCATGGATTACAAGAACTAATGATTTGGTCACTGCTCTAAGAAACGAAGTCATTACAGCTAATAGCACATCTGCAACACCCGGATCTACAACCGGTAATGCAGAGGTTATCGGGACGCTTTCTGCTAATACTCTTAAAGCCACTAATATTCAAGGTGGTAATGTTTCTACTAATACCCTGCTAGGTATTTACGGAAACGTTAGTGTTTATTCAAATAGTACAGGGTTTACTACTTTTAAAGTAACAGGCGGTCCTTCAGTTGGTACTGGTGT